AAGAGCATTTGGCCGAAATCGTTCCTGTCGTGATGGGCCATTTGTTGAGATGGCGTTGTGTGCTCTTGACGCCTGGCGTGCCAGCGATGTGGCTTTACCCAAAACCGACGTGGTTGCTCGCGTGGATACACCCAGCGTCGACCAGCAGCGGGCCTTGGGGGTTCAACGGACTCAATCCAGTGCTTGCGTATGGCAAAGACCCGTGGCTGCGTGGCGGAAAGGGGCGGCACCATGACCACATCGTGATGGTTGCCGATCGAAAGGGCATAACAGGACACCCAGCGCCTAAGCCGATCGAAGTTTGGAAATGGTTGTTGGAGCGAGGTAGTGTCAGCCCGCGCGATCACATTCTCGACCCGTTCGTAGGCTCCGGCACCACCATCATCGCCGCCGAAATGACCGGCCGCGCCTGCCACGCCATCGAGATCAGCCCGGCATACTGCGATGTCGCGCTGCTGCGTTGGCAGGCGTTCACCGGCCAGACCGCAACCCACGCGCTCACCGGACGCAGCTTCGCCGACACCGCCGCCGAGCGCGCGCCACAGCCAGCCGAGGCCGCATAGCCGATGCCGATCGTCAGGCGCAACGGCCCGCTGCCAGGTGAAGGCGGCGCACCGTCAAAGATCATCGATGCCGAGGTCGCCAAGCGTGCCGCCTCGATCGGCTGCACCCATGATGAAATCGCTGCCGTCTGCGGTATCTCGCCGAGATCGCTTCACAACGCCTACGCCTCCGACCCGGCGCTGCGCGATGATATCGAGGAGGGCCGCGCTCGGGGCCGCGCCACGCTGCGCCGCCACCAGTGGCAGCAGGCCACCGCCGGCAACCCCACCATGCTGATCTGGCTCGGCAAGCAACTGCTCGGCCAGAAGGACCGCGTGGAGCTCGCCGGCGATCCAGACAAGCCGCTGAACTACGTGGTGCGCACGCCGACGCCGATCGAGTCCGCAAAGGACTGGCTCAAAGCCTACGCGCCGCCGAACATCGAGATCGAGGCCGATGCTGAAATTGACGGGAATATCTGCGACTGAGCAGACCGAGCCGGACGACGGACACGGCACCGCCTGGACGCCGCAGCCTGGCCCGCAAGCCGCGTTCTGCGCCTGCACCATCTTCGAGGTGTTCTTTGGTGGCGCGCGCGGCGGCGGCAAGACCGACGCGGTGCTCGGCGAATGGGTCAGCCACGCCGCCGAGCACGGGCCGAACGCGATCGGGCTGATGGTGCGGCGGACCCGGACCGAGTTGCTGGAGACATTCGAGCGCGCGCGGGTGATCTATGCCAAGCTGGGCGCGACCGCAACCATCAACCCGATGCGGTTTACCATGCCGAACGGCGCGCGCATCACCTATGCCTACCTCGACCGCGACGCCGACGCCGAGGTCCATCAAGGCGCGTCATACACGCGGGTTTACGTGGAGGAAGCGGGTAATTTCCCCTCGCCGGCGCCGATTATGAAGCTGATGGCGACGCTGCGGAGTGGTGCAGGTGTGGCGGTCGGCATGCGGCTGACCGGCAACCCTGGCGGGCCTGGTCACCAGTGGGTGCGCGCACGCTACATCGACCCGGCGCCGCGCGGCTGGAAGCTGCTGCGCGATCGCCACACCGGATTGCAGCGCACCTACATCCCGAGCCGGGTCGCCGACAACGCCTACCTCGGCCCCGACTATGTGCAGCGGCTGAAGGCGTCCGGCTCACCCGAGCTGGTGCGCGCGTGGTTAGAAGGTGATTGGTCCGTTGTCTCCGGCGCGTTCTTCCCCGAGTTCAGCATGGACCGCCACGTCATCGCGCCGCGCACGCTGCCGCAGCACTGGGCGCGGTTCCGCTCGTTCGACTGGGGCTCGGCACGCCCGTTCGCCTGCCTGTGGTGGGCGGTGTCCGACGGCTCGATGCACGACATCGCGCGCGGCGCGCTGGTCAACTATCGCGAGTGGTACGGCATGCGGCCCGGCGAGCCGAACGTCGGGCTGAAGCTCACCGCCGAGGCAGTCGCGCACGGCATCCGCGAGCGCGAGACCGACGACCCGCAGCCGATGGTCGGCGTGGCCGATCCCGCCATGTTCGCCGAGGACGGAGGGCCGAGCATCGCACAGCGGATGCACCAGGTCGGCGTGCACTTCCGCCCGGCCGACAACAAGCGCGTGCCGCAGCGTGGCGCGATGGGCGGCTGGGACCAGGTGCGGAGCCGGCTAGTGGGCGATGCCGACGAGCGCCCGATGCTACTGCTGTTCAGCACGTCACGGGATCTGATCCGCACGCTGCCGGCGTTGCAGCACGACGATGCGCGGCCCGAAGACGTCGACACCGACATGGAGGACCACGCGCCGGACAGCCTGCGCTATGCCTGCCTCAGCAGGCCGTTCGTGCAGGATGCGCCTGTGGTGCGGGTGCGTGATTCGTGGGATGCGGCCTTCCAGCGTGCCGCGCTGGCGGAGGCGCCGAACTCGTGGCGCGTCGCGTGAGGCGCCGCTATGCTCGATAGCGTGGCGCGCGTTACCCGACGATGTGCTGGTGATGGAACTGCTGCGCCGCGGCTACATCGTCGCGGCCGGCTACAAGGGCAATGGCCATGACCGATAACCCCGCACAGACCGGCCGCGAATTCATGCGCGAGGCTGCGGACGACCCGCAGAAGTGGGCCGACGCGATGATGCAGAGCGCCGAGCGCGAGGGCTACGCGGTCGACCGCGAGTGGCTGCTGCGCTGGCTCGGCGACGCCATCGACGCCGGGCGCAGGTTGCGCATGCCGGCGATCAATACTGAGCAGTAGCAGACCAGATACCGAGGAGTAGCGCATGGCCAAGTCAACCGCAGGCCTCGGCCCCAAGGGCAAGGCGAAGGTCGGCACCGTGATGCACGAATACGGCCAGCGCGACCTCCATAGCGGCAAGGGCGGCCCCGTGGTGCGCAATCAGAAGCAGGCGGTGGCGATCGCGCTGTCGGAAGCCCGGAAAACTAGCCGCGCGGGGCGTGGGCGGTAGCAATCTCGTCGGCGACCATTCGCAGTAACGCCGGCAGACGCGCTGAGATGTCGCCTTCGACCGACTGAACCGAGAAGCCGCTTCCAGCCGTACCACCCAGCACGATCACGACCACTGCTTTCGCGTCCGCCTGCTCACGGACCAGCGTCGCCAGGTCATCATACTTCCCAGGACCGACAGGCATGTCCGCCTCCCTCACTGTCACCACCAGCCGCAGGAACGACTGGCCTGTCGCCGTTGCGTCGTTCAACGACTCCGACACCGACCGGCCACGCGATGCCGACGAGCAGCACATTCGCATGGTCAGGTGGTTCGAAGAAGCCGAGCAATCGCAGCTCGATGCGCGGCAACTGGCGATGCGGGATCGCTGTTATGTGGATGGCGATCAATGGACCACGCCGGAGCGCGACATACTGCGCGGCCGGGGCCAGGCTCCCATCGTCATCAACTACTGCCGCAGGAAGCTCGACCTGCTGTGCGGGCTTGAGCGCAAGGCGCGCACCGATCCGAAAGCATTTCCTCGCACCCCGGCGGAGGACGAGCGCGCCGACGCCGCAACGCAGGCACTGCGCTACATTGCCGACGACAACGACTTCCAGGCGCTGCGCAGCCAGGTCTTCGAGAACATGCTGGTCGAGGGCTTCGGCGGGCTCGAGGTCGGCCTCGAAGACGACGGCCAGGGCGGCGCGAATATAACGCTCGCCCATGTGCCGTGGGATCGCATCTGGATCGACCCGCATTGCCGTCAGCCGGACATGCTCGATGCGCGGTATCTGGGCATCGTGATCTGGATGGACAGGGATCAGTTGGAGGACATGTATCCTGACGCCGCCGACGTGATTGAGGGCAGCTTCGCCGCCGACATGACCAGCCAGTTCAGGGATCGCCCTGACTTCATGCAGTGGACCGACAACAACCGCGTGCGCTGCCGCGTGGTGCAGTGCCATTGGTCGGATCGCAACGAGTGGTACAGCGCCACGTTCACCAAGGCGGGCTATTTGACCCAGCCACAGCGCTCGATGTTCAAAGACCGCAAGGGCAAGAGCGCGTGCTCGCTGATCTTGCAGAGTGCGTACATCGACCAGGACAACAACCGCTACGGGATGATCCGCGACCTGATCTCGGAGCAAGACGAGATCAACAAGCGGCGTTCCAAGGCGCTGCATCTGCTCAGCGTGCATCAGGTGGTGGCGGAGCAGGGCGCGGTGCAGGACGTGGACCACGCACGCCGCGAGGTGGCGAAGCCGGACGGCTACATCGAGATCACGCCGGGGATGCGGTTCGAGATCCAGAACGGCACCGACCTGGCCGAGGGCCAGTTCAAGCTGCTCCAGCACGCCACGCAGGAAATGCAGCTATCCGGCCCGAACGCGGCGATGTCGGGCACCGACCCGCGCGAGCTATCCGGCAGGGCAATCCTCGCACAGCAGGCCGGCGGGGCGGTGCAGAACGAGCCGCTGGCCGACAGCCTGCGGATGTGGGCCCGGCGGGTCTACGAGATGTGCTGGATGGCGGCGCGCGAGTTCTGGACCGCCGGCAAGTGGGTGCGGGTCACTGACGATTTGCAAGACACGCGCTGGGTCGGCATCAACCGGCCGATCACGTTGCAGGACGAGCTCGCACAGATGCCGCAGCAGCAGCGCGCGATGGCGATGCAGCAGTTGCAACTCGTGCCCGGCGATCCGCGGTTGCAGCAGGTGATACGGATAGAGAACGACATTACCGACCTCGATGTCGACATCACCATCCAGGAAGGCCAGGACATCCCGGCGATGCAGGCGGAGACGTTCCAGACCCTGGTGCAGTTGGCCGGCATGCAGCCGGGGCTGATCCCGGGCGATGTGCTGATTGCGGCGTCGAGCCTCCGCGACAAGGACGCCATCCTCGAGCGCATGAAGCAGCACCAGCAGCAGCAGCAGCAGATGGGCCAGGCGGCAGCGCAGATCAAAACGCAGCAGGTGCAGGCCGGCATCGCCAAGGACCAGGGCCAGGCCGCGGCGAACATGGCACTGGCCAAGGAGCGCAACGTCAACGCCGTCCGTGGCGTGCACGACATCCATGCCGACTTCAACGCCGATCCCTACGGGCAGCCGAACGTGGCGCCGGATAACCCGCCCGGTGCGCAGCAGCCGACGCAGGAGCAGATGACGCCGGACATGGCGCTTGCGCACCAGATGGCGGATCTGGCGAAGAAGCACGCGGACATTGCCAACACCCACGCCAATGCGGCGCTGACGGCGGCGAAGATCGGGCAGGTGCCGCACCAGAACGCGCAGGCGGCGGCGAGCACGTTCGCCACGCTGCACGACGCCGCCAATCAGATGGTCACGACGAACCGGCTGGCGCGCACGCCGATCCCGCAGCCGGCGCCACCGGCGGCGCCGTGACCAACAGGAGAATTAACAGTGAGCGATACCAAAAAGCCCCCGGGTTGGCGTGAACTGGCCGAAGCGTTGCGCCAAGATGGGCGTGATGGTGTTTTAATGGTTGGTGGTCAAGCGTGGCCCGACACAGGGCTTGCCACGTGGCGCGATGCTGATGGGCGAAGGCGCTATGGGCGCCGATACAGCAACCCCAACGCGCTGCTCCAAGAAGAGGAAACCGAGCGGCGATGGGCGACGTCGGCGCCGTGAGATGTCGGGCTACGTCCCGCGCCCGAACCCGCTGGCGTTCCTGAACCTGCCGCAGCCGGACGAGCAGCCGCAGGGGCGGCAGAACCTGCTGACGCCGCCGTGGGCGTATGCCAACAACCCGGTGGGCACCGAGACGACGCAGGGCGTGGGAATGCCGCAGGGGCCGTTCAATCAGGTCCAGTGGGTGCGCCCGGACGGCACGCCGGTGACGGCGGGCGACATGGCGCAGGCGCACGGCCAGGTGCAGCAGGCGATGGAGCTGGCGCCGACGATCGCGCTGGGCATGCTGGGCGATGCGCCGGGCATCAAGGCGTATCACGGCTCGCCGTACAGCTTCGATGCGTTCGACGCCTCCAAGATCGGCACCGGCGAGGGCGCGCAGGCGTTTGGCCACGGGCTGTACTTCGCAGACGCGGAAAGCACGGCGCGGAGCTACCGTGACAGGCTGGCAAACGGTCGTCTGACTATTGACGGCCAGCCAACGCTCCCGACCACGCCTGCTCAGAACTTGGTGGTGGCGCACGGTGGCGATGTGGATGCCGCCATAAAGAGTTTCGGTGATCGCGTAGCGGATTGGACGCCAGGACAACAGGCGCGCATTCGTGCGCAAGATACGTTGGATGAGTTGGCCGCGTTGCGTGGCAGAACATCGTTCGTTTCCGGTCCCGGCTCGATGTATGAGGTGAACATCGCGGCGGACCCGGCGCACTTCCTCGACTGGGACAAGCCGCTCTCCGAACAGTCGGACCACGTTGTTAATGCAGTCGCCGACCTTGCTGCCGCGAAGGGCTTGAAGCTCGGTAACGCGACTGGAGCGCGAGCATATCACGCGCTGGCAGAGCATCTTGCCGCACCGCCGCCGCCGCCGGCGCCAGACCCCGGAGGATGGGCCTCAGTGCCGGGTGGTCCAGTGGACATGCAGGGCCGCGATCCAGCCGCTGCCGCTGCGGCACTTCGGCAAGCCGGCATTCCCGGCATCCGGTATTTGGATGCAGGCTCGCGCGCCGCCGGCCAGGGCACCAGCAACCACGTCGTGTTCGACCCGGCGACGATCGAGATATTGCGCAAATATGGCATCGCCGGGCTCGGACTTGGCCTAGGCGCGGCGGCAACCCAACAGGGGAACGGGCAATGATCAGGCGACTCTTGCTGGCGGCACTGGTGTTCGTGCCGGGCGTGCTGGCCGCGGCACCCGCGGTCCTCAACTTCACCAGCGTATCCGGCGGCGTCGCGGTCAAAGCCGTGGTCGGCCCGGTGAAGGGATGCAGCATCATCCCCGCCGGCACGTCGCTGATCATCGACCTGGTCGCCACCGCGCAGACTGCGGCGTCCGGCACCTCGGTGCTGCAGCCGACCGGCTCGGTGGCCGGGTTCCAGTGCGGGCCGCTCGACGCCGGCGTGGCCGTGTCGGTGAACTGCCTCGGCGGCGGCGCCTGCACCTGGACCGGCTACCAATACTGAACTGACGCCGACACTCATCGGCACTCACCGATCGGCCGACACCAGACCCGGCCGGTAGGCGCCCCGCGCAGCACGGTGACCGCTGGGGATGGCGGCGCATCTGCGCGGGGCACTCCCTCATCCGAGGACAACATGGCAGACAACACACAGCTGGACTCGTTCCTGGCCACAGGGACGCCCCCGGACGGCGCCCAAGCGCCGCCGCAGGAACCCGCACCCGAACCACCACCGAAGCCCGATACGCCGCCCAGCACGCCGGAAAAGCCCGCGCGTGAGGCCGCCGCGAAGCCGCCCGAGCCTGAGCCGGACGACGACGAGGCGTTGCAGCACGTCCAGGGCGGCGACAACCGCACCGTGCCGTTCTCCGCGCTCGAGAAGGTGCGCAACGACTGGAAATCCAAAGCCGCCGCCGAGAAGGCTCGCGCCGACGAACTCAACCGCCAACTCGAGGCGATCCGGCGCCCGCCCGAGCAGCCACAGCAGCCGCCGCAGTATCAGCCGATCCCGCTCGATCCGGTCAACAACCCGCAGGGCTTCATCGCCCAGGTCCAGCGCGAGATGTTCAACGACCGGCTCAACACCTCCGAGCTGATGCTGCGCAAGGAAATCGGCGCCGAGGCGGTGGACGCGATCGTCGCCGACTTCAAGCAAGCCGCGGCGCAGAACCCGATGCTGGAACGCCAACTCCAGCAGCAGGTGCATCCCTACGAGTGGGTGCGCGGTGTGGTCGAGACGATCAGGCTGCACCGCGACGTCGGCGACGATCCCGCCGCCTACCGCGCGCGCGTCATCGCCGAGGAACGCGCGAAGTGGGAGGCCGAGGCACAGGGCAACGGGCCCGCCCGCGTCTCGCCCGCCGCCGGCCTACCGCCGTCGCTCGCCAACGCGCGCAGCGTCGCGGGACGGACCACGAGCACGTTCACAGGGCCGCCAACCATGGACGCGATTCTGGCGGGGGCGGCGGGGCGGCGGC